GGTGGCGGGAGTGGATTCCCCGGAGGAGGGGGAGGGGGTAATTCTGGTGGAGGAGGTCTGGAGTTCCCTGACAGCGGTGGACGCACCGGACTGCCGAGTGGGCAGAATACTGAAGACCTTGTGAACTGGATGTACCGCGCCGGAGGGTACCCCTTCGACGAGGCCGTCCGCGATCCATGGAGCCCGAAGACCATGATGACGGTGCAGCCGATCAGTCGCATCGGCGCGCGCAACATGGGGCCATGGGAGGAGCAGGCGCAATACCTGGCGGACTTGTTCAATCGGGCCGGGATGCAAGTCGGGGAAGGCCCGAATCAGCTTACGACGATTGGGCAGGACTGGCGCGTGCAGAACGCCCTGTCATCAGGGCCGTTGATGCAGATGCTTGGCGGGGGTGCGCTTGGTAACTATGCGGGAGGCGGCGCCACCCTGAATCGGGGAGCTTCCGGACTGGACTTCCTGCTCAATCCCGCGCTGCTCTCTCCGGACAGCAACCCGTATCTGGCGGCAACGGGAACTGCGGCGACACGCCCCCTCTACCGGAATCTGGTGGAGCAGATATTGCCCAACATCAGGAGCGAAGCCGGAGGTGCCGGGCAGTACGGCTCGACGCGGCAAGGCATCGCAGAAGGGCTTGCTGCGGGGCGGACACAAGATGCCGCCAGCGATGCCCTCGCCAAAATTTACAGCGGTGGCTACGGACAAGGATTGGGAGCGATGTCGAATGCCCTTGGACAGGCCGGTGGGCTCGGGAGCGCGTTCGGCAATCTCGCACAAGGCGGGACGAATCTGGGTACGTCCCTCCTTGGCATGTATGACACGCCAGCGACTTCCCTGATGAGCGTGGGACAGATGCGCCAGCAGTATCCATGGGAGCAGCTATCCAACTATCAAAAGGCGCTCGCCGGCCAGTACGGTCAGAGCGGCATGTATTACGAGACCGATCCCGGATACAAGGTCGCGGAAGTCGTCAACAACATCATCCGTTCGTGGGTCGGCGGCGGGCAGGCCGGCTCGGCCATGGGCGGCGGTGCTTAGCAGCAGATTCCGGAGGACAGCAGAATGGCATCTCCATCACCAGGAGCAGGCAGCATAACGCAGCAGCTTATCGATATCTTCGAGCGGATGCGTCAACCGGGCGCCCTGCAAGTCGATCCCCTGTTCGGGGGCGTTGAGTGGCAACCGCCGCGGCCTAACTTCGATCCGGCGAACAGCGGACTCCTTGGACGGATTCCGCCACTATTCGGCGCGCCCTCCATTCCAGGGGAGCAAGGAGTGACCTGGGCACCTGCGGAAAGCACCGGGATGACCGGGCTGCAAGACACGAAGCTGGAAAAGAGCCGTTCCCAGGAGGAGGAAGAAGACCTCGCTGCCAGACAGGCGAAACAACAGAGCGGCGGGATGCTGGACATCGGCAGCTTTCTCAAGCGGTACATGGCGGACGATGACTCCACGACACGGTTCGCTACCCCATCCGGGGAGGCTTCAACGGACGACACACTTCCTGCGCCGGAGACCGATGCCAAGGAGGACACCTCCCCCGGTGTCGCGGAGGGCTCCAAAGATATTACGCGCGAGCCGGAAGCAGAGACTTCCCTACCGACACGGACTTCAGTAGGGCTGCGTCCGGAGGATGTTACGGCAGCTCCGGCGTCCGGGACCAGCCTGCCCCTGCAGGAAGCGAATCCGTACCGCGACCCGCAGCGCATGGCAAAGCTCGTGCGCGGGATGATCTGGGCCGGGCATAATCCTTCGGGAGCCCTTCAGGTGATGAACGGGATGGCGAATCAGTGGGATGAACAACAGGCCATGGCGCTCGTTCCGCACGTCATGGCGAGGTACAAAGGGCGGAATCTTGGGGATGGCGCTGTGCTGCGGCAAGTATACGCAGACATGATGACTACCAGGAACCCCAAGCTCGTGCAGCTCGCTCTCACCGGGCTGGAGAAGCTCTACCGCGATGAGCGTGCGCAGAAGATGGCGGGAGCGGGCAACGTTACGGGATTCGTTCAGATCATGCGGGAGATCGGCGCGGCGAAGGAGCTGTTGCGCAGCAAGGACCCCAGGCAGCGCCAGAAAGGCATCGACATGCTCTCCGGAGCAGAGATGCAACTCACGGCCAAGACCGCTTCTCCCGAGGTCGCCTACGACCAGCAGATGAAGGAGCTGACGAAACTGGAAACCGCCCTGCACAACAGCCTGACCCTGCTACCGGAGGAAAAGGCAGCCCGCCTGCGGGAGTTGAAGCAGGAGCGGGAGCGCTTGCAGAAGCAGTTTGCAGTACGGCAGGAGAACCGTCCGGGACAGACCGCGATACGTCGCGGGCCTGAAGCCCGGACTGCCATGGTACAGGAGCTTCGGGCCTTCATGGCAAAGCACGGGATCAAGGACTCTGCTGCCATCGGGCAATACCTGGGCCGCGCCGACGTAAGACAGCTACTCGAAGCCCGCCGTGCCGGCGCCAGATGGGACCCGATCACGGCAGAGGAGTTACAGTAATGACTGACTTCGAGGAGTTGCCTTCTCTCCCGCAGCAGCTTCCCGATCCGGCCACCCCCGACTCCCTGGCACTTCCGCCTCCCCCTGTCCCCGGAACGCTGCCCCTGGAAGATTCGCCGTGGAACGCGGAAGACGACATCGAGGCGATGACCGCCGCCGACACGGATGCCCTGGGCGTCTCCGATATCTGGCCGACAGTCAAGGCGCTCCCGTATTTCTTCAGACAGGGTGTCAAGGCCTCTATAGGCACCACCGGCAGCGCGCTGGGAGCCCCTGCTGCTCTCGATCAGGAGAGTGTGAACACAGGGCAAAACGTCCTTGGAGTGCTGGAAGGCTACGAGTTCCAGACACCTGAGAGCGAACTGATGACTCCCCCGGGTTACATGCCTGCCTTGCAACAGGCGGGCAAGGCGTTGAGCGAAGCGGCCAAATCCGGGATGCAGCAGCGGCGAGAGGAAATCACGGCGCAGACCGGAGAGCCCCTCTCGGCAACTTCCGAGGGATTGTTAAGCGGCGCGGCATCGTTGGGCACTTCTCTCATGGGCCTGGGTCTGGGGGTGCTGACACGTTCGTATTTCGCGGCACCCATTCTCGTGAACCATTTCGCCGAATACGGAGAGGCCATCGAGGATGCCATCGACAGGAAAATCCCACTGGAGAATCAGCAGCGCTACGCCGCGATCAATGCCGCGATAGCCGATGCGGGCGAAGTCGCCCCCTTCCTGCTGCTGGGCAAATACATCGAGGGTCGTGTCGGCAAGGGGCTTGGCGCGCTTCTCCTGAAGCTCGGTGGGCTCGATATCACCGGGGAACTCGCCACGACAGTCGGGCAGAAAGTAAATGCGTGGGCGCACACGCATCCCGAGCAGGCTTTTTACGAGGCATTCTCCGATCCCCGGTTCACCCGGGAACTCCCACGGGAGTTGCAGATTACTGCGATTGCCTCCGCTTTCCAGTCAGGACTTATGGGTGGCAGCGCTGCTCTGCTGCGCCCGGGCAAGGATACCCTGTGGGAGTCTCCCGGGGATCGGGCATTCCGTCGCTGGCGAAGCGCTGTGGACAAGCTGGAGCAGCTCGGGGCTGACCCGGAGATCGGACAACTCGATCCGGAAGGAGCTGCCAACGAGCGCTCCAGACTGGACGATGCCCAATGGGCGCGCGCCCGCACGGCCCCCGTTACGCACACGACAGCAGAAGACCTGACTCTTGTCGGCAAGTCGCTCGACACGGCCTTGCGTGAAGGGCGCGTGGCCGTGACCGGATTCGAGGCCGTGCCGGAGCTAAATGCGAGCGATGCTGTTGCCCGGCGCTACACGCTCGCAGCGGAGACACTGCGCCGTGAGGCAGCGGCTTTCGTGCAGAAAATGATCGACGTGACAGGTTCGCAGGATGCGGCCTTCGTACTGGAGGACACGAACCTGCAAGCACGAATCGTCGAGGGAGAGCCCCACCTCGGAATCCCCCGGAGAGACAGCACCCTCGGTAAATACTACTACCACGATCCCGCGACGTCGCAACGAGTTGAAGTCTTGCAGTTGAATCCGGCAGACGTGTGGCGGGCCTTCGATCCACAGACCCCTGCAAAAGAGCGCAGGCGCCTGCGCGACCTGATGCGGCAAACCCTGGCGCATGAGTTCTCGCACTCGTTGGCTGTCCGTTACTACGACACAGCAGCCCCCGTTGTACGAAAAGCCCTCTATGCCGAGTGGAAGGCTCTCACTGACAGGCTTCGCAGCGGCGAACTTACAATGCAGCAGTACGGCAAGAAGGCATTCTCGCAGGATCGCTACCGCACAGTCATGGCAGCATTGGAAAAGGTCGGGGTTTCCCCCCACACCCGGGGAGACGTGGCCCTGCGCGCGCTGGAGCGGCGAAGCCATGACAACAAGCGCCTCACCGATTATCTGCTCTCCTTTCAGGAATGGATGGGGGAGCAGGGAGCCCGTGCCCAATACAGCAGACAGGGCCTTTCCGCGCCTCTGGACACATTCTGGCAAAAACTGCATCACGCCCTGAAGCAAATCTGGAATATCGCCTCCCTGCGGTATTCCCGGTACGCTCCGATGCCGACTTATCGGCACTTCCTGCAATCGGTCAGGAGCAGCAATCGATTGACGCGCGCCCTGAACGACTCCCTGGAGGCAACCCCGAAGTACGAGGCACCCGACACCCCGCAGACCTTCGCTGCCCGGATCGCTCGCGTCGGGCGCAAATTCGCCCCGGAGGCCATGGCGAACATCGGAGCTACGCAGCAATCCATGGCGCAGGACAGCGAGCGTTTCAGCGCCCTCGTGAAGTACGGGTATACACTCCTGCAAATCGCCAGGAAGTACGAGCATGTGCAGCCGTTGCAGGAATACGTGGAGCTGATCCGGGACTTCACGGCAATGTCGAAGCTGTGGGAGAAGCGAGCCATCGGCCGCGTGACTGAAGTCTCCCTCCTGGGGCGTGACGCAGACGCCGTATTCAAACTGCTCGCCGCAGAGAGCGCTCAGGGCGCTTTCCTCCTGCCAGGCTCCCCTGGCTGGACGCGCCTGTTCGGCAAGGGATTCAAGCTGTCGCAGGCACAGGAAAAACTCTACCTCGATATCAAGGCGGACTTCCTGGACATGCTGAAGGCGTGGGAGCGCCTTGCCATCGCAGAGGCCCACACGCAGCTTCAGGCCGATCCCGCCAAGCTGGCAGTCAAGCTGGCAGACATCAAGAAACAGTTTGGAGCTCTGGCCTCGAAGCCGTACTTTCCGCAGAGCCGCTTCGGCAAGTTCTACACCGTCGTTGTCGAAAAGCACGGCGGCAAGACTTTATGGCGCGAACACACCTACACGCGGTCGCAGCAGAAGGCCCTGGAGAAGCAACTCCGCAAACTCTATCCACAGGAGATTGTATCCTCCGGCACGATGGAGGACGGCGCGGAAGTCTTCTACGGTATTCCGCCGCAGTTCCTCGAAAACGTGCAAAATCGCCTCGGCCTGACCTCGGACCAGTTCGAGAAGCTGCAAGAGCTGAAGCTGGAGATGCTTCCCGGACAGAGCGCGCGCAAACATTTCATGCGCAAGGAGAATATAGGGGGCTGGAGCGAAGATGGCTTGCGCCAGTACGCCAATTATTTCTTCTTCACACCCATCGCCCTGGCCAAAGCCACGTATCGCCCGCGACTGCACCGCAAAGTCCGCGAAGTCGCCGCGACGATAAAAGAGCGCCGGATGCAAGGTCTGAATACGGAGGCCCGGGAACGCCTGACGGCATGGCTCGACCGCCATCTCGAATACGTCATGCACCCCGGAAACGAAGGCGTCTTCCTGCGCCAGCTCGGCTTCCTGCATTATCTCGGGTTCAATCTGAAAAGTGCTGTCGTGAACCTGACGCAGACACAGCTCGCCACGTATCCGCATCTGGCAGCCCTGTACGGGGACAGGGCCGCTGTCGGGGAGATCGCCCGGGCCTACAAGGACATCCTTACCAAATACCGTTCTTACACGAAGACAACTGCCGGGCAGGCCCGGCAACTGGAGTATATCGAGCTGCAATCCGCAATAGACATGGGGCGCCTGCGCGGCTCCCTCGACGAGTCGCTGGCCGCGACACTGGCCGGGCTTGCCGAGGCCGGAAACATCGAGCGCATGCTTCCGGGGACGCGGGCAGGACAGGCATGGCACTCTTTCAATTACTACGCGGCTTATATGTTTCAGGCAGCCGAGGGACTGAACCGCGAAGTCACGTTTGTCGCGGCGTACCGGCTTGGGCGCAAGAATGGCATGTCCCCTCAGCAGGCCGTCGAGCACGCCATCGAAGCCGTCGATGCGACCCAGGGAGAGTACGCCCGCTGGAACCGTCCGACGATTTTCCGCAACAAGGGCAGCGTGATCTTCCTGTTCAAGATGTACACGCAACTCATGCTGCACTTCATGCTGGGAGGCAATGCCGGCTGGTGGAGGGCGTGGCTGATGATGTTCCTTTACGGCGGAGTGCTGGGGCTGCCCTTCCTGGAAAACCTGACTGACCTGGGCGATGCTGCCATACAGATGCTCGGCAAACCTGCCAATGTCCGGGCGGAACTGAAGAAGTTCATCGGGGAAACCCTGGAGCGCACCGGGATCAATGACGCCAGCGATTATTTCATGCACGGGTTGTCCCGGAACGCGTTCGGGCTTGGACTGGATATCAGTGGCTCGCTTTCGCTAGGACGGGTTATCCCGGGTACCGGACTGCTTCGTTCATGGAGGTCGTCAGACCGCCCGGAAAGCTCCGTACTGTATGCGGAACGGGAAGCCCTCGGCCCTGTACTGGGCTACCCGCTGCTCCTGATGAACACCGCCCTCTCCAACGATCCCAACACCATACGCAAGTGGCGCACTCTCGCAGGAACGGCGGCGTCCAATATCCTCGATGCTTACGAAATCGCCCGGCATGGCGGCGTCACGGATGCGACGAATGCCTTTGTCTGGCGCTTCGACCCGGCAGAAGCCCGTAAAGTGATCGCGCTCGCCGGCCATGCAGCCGGCTTCCCCATCGCCGAAGTGAATCGTCGCAGGGAGGAGTTGCGCCTGATCGCGGAAAACGTCGGATACTGGAGTCAACGCCGCAGCGATCTGATGCGCCAGTTCAATTACGCCCGGGACTTCCGGAACCGGGAAGGCATGGCAGACGTTACCCGGCGCATCCACGAGTTTCACCGGAACAAGCCTCACATGATTCCGGGAATCGGCGACAAGGATATGGAGCGCTCCGTCAGGCAAAGTGCCACGAGCGACATCCTGAAAGAGCGCTACGGGGTGCCCTCCGCACGCGATGTGCCTTATGCCCGGTCGCTCCTGTCCGGCCGGAAACCCTCTGCGCTCTCCGGCGAACTTCCTCCCCCTGCCTCCGGACTGCCTCCTCCCTGAATCCGGGGCTTGCAGATGAACGTCGTCCCGTTGCGGGACACGAGCGTCAGCACTCCCGCCAGGGCGCCGTTGCGCAACATCGCATCGAAATCCCGCGAGGTCATGCGGGAGTAGAACTGCTGAAACGCCTCCGCATACGGCAGCTCCTTTCGCTGCTCCAGCAATTTCTCTATTTCCAGCACCGCTCCCATCGGTCGATCACGCATTCCGTTCATGTGACTGAACACCCGTGGCAGGTCGAGTTCCAGCGCCGTCACCATTCCGTGCGCGAACTCGATGTCAGACAGGGCGATCTGCCGGGAGTCCCCGTGCGCTGCCGACACCACCATCGCCAGCTTGAGCAACTGCACCTGCTTTCGCTCCACGTAACCCGAGAGCAGCTCGTTGGCTGAGCGTAGGTGCCGCTCCTCGTTGTGCCTGCGATACCACTCCCGTATCCAGGCACGCGCCTCCGGCAGGATCGTGAACGGTCCCCGCATTTCTGCGATCCGGAGCAGATCGCTCACGAGCTTGCTCCGGATCGCCTTGTGATCCTCCGGCAAGTGCTCGTCAGGGAGCGCGCGCAAGTGCCGTTTCTTGTCCGCGTACACGAACACGCACCGCGATACGAACCCCCCACCGACAGCCTGCTGCGAGAAATTTCCCTGCATCCACGCCGGGGTCGTGCAGGCGATCATGTTGATCCACGGATTCACAATCGTGTTGTTACCCTGCGTCTTGGTGGTCTTGTTCCATGTTCCCTTGCTCCCGTCCCACAGGGCAGTCAGCACGTCGATGAGCTGCTTGTTCTCCGTATCCAGCAGCGTGCCGAACTCGCTCAAGGCGAGCGTTACACACGCCATGGGGTGATACTCTCCGTCTATCTCCACTTGCTCCTGCGCGGCCTCGATGGCCTGCACCAGCGATTGCCACGTCGCGGCATCGGGGCCGAAGTTGATCCCGGGGATTTCCCGCAGGAGCCGCATCGCCACTCCTGCTGTCGTGCTTTTGGCCACGACACCGGGCGGGGCCACGAGAACAACGTAAAAATTCGGCACCCACTGGAACTCCCCCATCTCTATCCAGGTGCGGCGCCGGAGCGCGCCTGCCACGGCGACGGCAGCACACCAGAAGTGCATCCGATCCGGGGCTTCGAGATGTGCAGTGTAGTGCAGATAGTCCTTAAAAAAGTTGCGAGTCTGCGGCACGGCAATGCTCCTCACCAGTTGGGAACGGGCGTACAGGCCGCCCATGTCGTTGTCGATATCCTGGCCGACGCCGGGATAATCAAGGGATCGGGATAGGGGACAGGGACACGCAAGGCCGCCTTCACCGCAGGCAGCGTGCCGGGCAGATCGGTGTCCGGGGGGAGCTGAAACACCACACTGTCATGTATCTGCATCAACAACTGGACCTGGGGCAGCGCGGTCTTTAACTGCAAGATACCCTGATTGATGACGAGAGCGACAGTGCTTTGGGGACCCCACGCCAGCGCCTCCGGCAGAATGGCGTCGAGCCGGTCGAACCAGTGACGGCGATATCCAAAGGCGTTCCGTGTCGCTCGCGTCGTCGCCAACTCCATCTCCACCCGGCGATGCCAGCGCTTTATTCCGGGGTGTGCCGCGAACCAGCGCGCCTGGAATTTCTCCGCTTCCGCCCGTGTGATTCCCAGGGTCGCGGCCAGCACCGGAGGCCGCCCCCCGTAGTTCGTCAGGTGCACGCCGGCTTTTGCCAGCTCCCGGTGCCGCGCCGTCGCTGCCGCCCCGAAAATAGTCCTGGCATTCTCCATGTGCAGATCGGCGCCACTGCGCAGCAGGTGCTTCAGCTCCGCATCGTCGGCTTCCCAAACCACCACCTGCAAGTCGGCCCGATCCAGATCGCACTCCAGCCCGATGCCGTCGAACAGGAACAACTCCCTGAGATTCACTCCAACAGCCTTGCCCTTGTCCGGCTTGGGGACGTTCTGCATGTTGATCCCGGTCCCGAAGATGCTCTCGCTCGACGACAGGCGAAAGGTGTGCACACGCGCCATATTGAATGACGTCCGTGCCCGACCGTCCGGGTCGTATTGGGCATCCACGAACGTGGATTTCAGAACGCCGAGGGAACGGTAATCCAGGATGGCATTCGTCAAAGGTCGCAGCAGGGGATGGCTTTGTCCGATCTCCCGCAGCGCAGTCTTGTCGCATGTCACAGAGGAGCTTCCCCGTTTGAGCCGGGGCTTCACCTGCAAGTCTGCGTAGAACAGCCGCTTCAGTTGCACCGCAGATCGTGGATTGAGTGGATGCCCCACGCTGGTATCCAGAAACTCCTGCGTTTTCCTCATCGCCTCCTGGAGTTGCTGCCGTACCTCGGGAAGGCGTTGCACGTCCAGTCGCATGCCTCGCAGCGACATTTCCAGCACCATCGGAAGGAGAGCATGTTGCTGCCTGACCTGCTCCTCCAGTTTCTCCTTGTGCACGGCTTCGCGCAGCTTCGCCACCAGAGCCAGCGTCACCTGCACGTCACGGCAGTTGTATGTCCACAACGTCTCGTCCGGGACACCGAGCTTCCAGTCCGCTTCAGTCAGCGACCATTGCCGGTAGTAGGGCAGATACAAGGAAGCGCAGAAGTCCAGCGATTTCAGCAATCCAGGCAGCACGACATGATGCGTGAGCATTGTGTCCATGTGCAGACGGGGAAGGAATCCCCACCAGCGCGCCATCATCTGCATATCGAACAGGTAATTATGCCCTGCAAAGCGCGGCACCTCCGATTGCAGGCAGCGCCGGAGCGCCAAAAGAATCCCGGCTTCCTCCGCCGCACTCCTCCAGTACGGCTGCATCGTTGCTCCTGTCGTGAACGGGATGCACAACGCACGGGTTTCACCACTCTCCTCCCATGCCAGCCCACAGCAGGTGATGTGCTTGCTTGCGGGGTGCGTCTCCAGATCAACTGCGATGTCCCCTGCATATCCCTGCAAGCGACTGAGCGTATCGAGCACTTCCTGTTTCGCAGGCGCTATCCGGAAGTCGTCTACCGGGGGCGTCCCCGGGGAGACAAGGCGGCGCATATCCCGCACGGCAATGTAGCGCAACTCCCACGAGCGCAGCACCGCCGCCGGGTGCCACGTAGGAACGACCCGGAAGGAGACGCCATCCAGCGTCCCCGTCAGCTCGGAGCCACGCCAATGCGCAATACCTTCCAACCCCAGGACAGCCCACAGGGCAGTCCCTCCCAACAGGAGAATCCGCTTTGGGCGCGTCGTCAGAATCTCACGCCGCAATTCCTGCAAGCCTTCCACAACAGGTGCCGCAGGATATCGTCCCTGTACGCAAGGGACGCCGGCTTTCCGCGCCGCCGTCTTGTTCAGAAAGAACCCGTCAATGTCATTTCCCGGCGGGCGATACGGGCAGACATTCACGATGCGGCAGAAGGCCCGATGAATCCCTGCCTCCTGGAGCATCCGGGACAACTCCTGCCCCGAGAGTCCGACAAAGGGCTCACCCCGGCGTTCCTCCTCCGCGCCGGGAGCCTCCCCCACGATCATGGTGTCGGCGTCCACCGGCCCGCTGGAGCGGACTTTTCTCCCCGTCACAGTCCACTCTCCCGGAGAAATCCACGCTCGACAACGCGCAGCAACAGGAGTGTCTGCGCCAAATCCAGGCGCACCCGCTTCACCTGATAATGGTGTTTCTCCGGACCCTCAACGATCAGGAGCGCCCGGCCCTGCCTTATGCCGGAGAAGTCCCGCAGGGCATCCTGCAACATTTCCTCTATTCCCCAGTGATGGTTATCTTCAGAGACAACCTTCAGATCGATCACGTCTGCCATGGCGTCTGACTCCAATCTGAAAAGAAAAAACAAATCTGTAACAGCACGACTTCGACGCAGACGGGCCTGTGTAGCAACAGCGGAGCCTTTTCACACGGGAGAGGCCCCAGGCCCGGGCAGTAGTCAGGCCGTGCCCTGTAGTTCAGCAGGGAAAATCCCCTCCATGCGTCTCTTTCCCCGGAGGCGCACCCGAGAGCAGACTCCTCTCCACGCGCCCCCGCCGTTTCCAGTCGTGCAGGGTCGCCGGCCGCGAGTACCACTTGCCGTTGCGGTCGCATATCCAGACGCGCGCAGGCCAGACGATCTTCGGATTCACAGGCTTGGCAAGCATACGCTTCCTCCTACCATGACATGCGCCAGTACATCCCGCCGTACTCGGTCCGCGATAAGGCGTATCATTTGGGATGAGCCTTGTCGAATGACATGCGCCAGTACATCCCGCCGTACTCGGTCCAGCGGTCGTCCCTGCGACTGTTCACGGGAGGCCCATCGACGGAACTGGTATGGTTGTACTTGAAGCCGAATCCCGAGCGCCATTGCGTTCCCAGCTCAACCTGCATCACCACCGGAGAAGCCGTCGCGTGCGTCAGCGGTTGTCGGACTCCTCCAATTCCGATTTCCGCAAAGGGTGTGCTGGCACAGCCCGCCAGCAGCAATATCCCCAAAAGCAGGACGACACAGGCAAGCCCGTAGTACAACATCACATCCAGATTCAGGCTGCGCAGGCGCCGCCAGATGCGCACGCGCACCGGGAGAGGAGCCACAGAGAACTCAAGGGGAGGCGCAGTGCGAAATCGGGTTTTTTCGATCCGGGGCATAGTTAACTATCTCCTTGGTAGTGAAGGGAAAGGTGCCCTCCTGCCGGGAACGGCATGGGCCGGGAGGGCGCGGCCCAGAAGGAGTGAGTCGCCCGGCTCCTGACTTACGCCATCTTCGCCACAGACGCGATCTCGTCGTAGATCACCTCGGGATCGTTGGTGTCGGGGCGGTGCTTCACCCGCACCTGCAAGGGCTGCCCCACGAGCATCCCGAGATTCCACGGCTTGTCAGTGTTCTGCTCCACTGCCTCCCGCAGGCGTCCCAGGCGCAGGTTGCGGTGCTTGGAGGTGTCCAGTCCGCCCGAGGGGGTCAGGTCCAGCAGGAAGCTGTAGCGCAGCTTCACCGAGGGTTGCCCGATCTTGTCCTGCACGTTGTCGATTGTCACGAACACGTCCAGGCCCTTGCCCTCGCTGCCGGCATTTTCTCCCTTGCGGTAGATCACCTTGCGCACTTCCACGCTGTCAATGACTCCTGTGTACTCCCCCTCCGGCAGCGGTTTGCGGCGCGTATCGAACGCCGTCGCCACGGAAGTGGACAGGAATTCCTCAGTATCAAAGTCACTCATCGTCTTACTCTCCGGTTTCAGGTTTGAACATGCCGGCCTGCCCGCCGGCTGGGGTACAACTCTTTCAGCCCTCGATGCCCATGCGGGTCCGCCACGCTTCGATCAGCGGCTTGAACGAAGCCGGAAGCCCGTCGGCGAGAGGGACGTTGCGGGCCTTCAGCGTCATGTTGGGTGTCGCGGTACTCCAGGAGAACTTCGTCCCGTCACGCCGGGCCTCGATCACGTCGGAGAAGAAACGGGGCAGCTTCGGTCCCAGTTTGCGCCCCAGCGTCGCCGCGGTAATACTCAGGGCTCCCGTGATCTCGTTCTGTTCACGCTCCATGTGCGATATCAGAACGACGATGCAGCGCGCATCCGTCAGCAGCTTGACGTAGAACCGCTCCAGATTATCGACGGCGATTCCCCAGTCAGCCTGCGACTTCACCGGCTTGCTTCCCACCGCAAGGTTCATCGCCATGATCGCCAGACCCGAGCCGGAGTCGATCACGAACGCCCGATTCTTTCCCCACGTGCAGACATCGCCGAAATTCTGCCCGCAGCGATCACAGATGAAGTTGCGCGAGGCCGCCACGACGCCCAGGAATTCCTTGTACTCCCGCTTGCTGATATCGGACAAGCGCGACAACTGCTCCATAGTCAGGTTGTTGATTTGCCTTGCCGAAGCCTCCAGTGCCTCCCAGGGGGCCGACGAGGGAGGAATGTACGTCCAGTGGAACCGACAGGGCTGTCCTTCGGGAGGCAGCAGATCGCCCAAAACTTCCATCCCCGGCTCCGTGAAAAGGATGAAGGGTGTCACTCCGGCATCCAGCAGGGTGCGCAGGGCGTGGGTTTTTCCGGTGCCACTCTCGCCCATAAGCAGCACCTTGGGTCCGGGCAGTCTCGTCGGCACAGCAGCAGTAGCAGCAGTAACCGTGAAGGCAGCTCCTTCAGGCACAGCCGTGCGCGCCGTTGCAGGTACAGATGCGGGTATTACAGCTTTCTCAGTCATTGCCAGTCTCCTTCGTCAGGGGGTTCCAGACTTCTTCACGAAAATTCGTTTCAGCCCATTCTTCGGGGTGCTCCACGCTGCACAGCTCCACGAACGGGCACCCTCCATACGCCGTGCAGGCGTGATCGTAGGCCTGGGGCCAGGCGTGGGAGGCTGCGCTATTCCTGCTCTCGGAGCCGACCCACAGCCGCACCATCCGATCCACGTCGTAGCGCAGCGAGCGCAGCCACGAGTCTATCTTCCACTGCTGCGCGTACATGACGGCATCCGCCGTTCCGTAGCCGCTTTTCAGGATGGAGATACCGCGAATGCGGGAGCCGCACACGTCGATGCCGGACTGCTGCGCAGCCCATACGTATCCAATGAACTGCCCACGCAAGTCCCACTGCCTGCTCCAGGAAGCGCCGAGGAGGCTGGTGGTTTTCTCGTCCACGATGAACTTGAGCCCCTGCACCTCTCCGATCATGTCGGCACGCCCTGTATACAGGATCGGGTCGCCCGTATCGGGATGGCGCGTGCCCGGGACAGGTACGGCGAAGGAGAATTCAACGTAGGGAGTGCCGTCGATTTTGCGCAGGGGAATCAGGGGGTCGCTGTCGAGAGGCCACTTGAGGAAGTAGGCGGCATACGCTCCCAGCATACCGTCCCAGGTTTTACCGCTGTAGGGGTTGGTCGGCGAGAACTCCCCGTAGGAGCGCGTCAGTGCGATGGCGCCAAGACCGACTGCCTCCTGTGCGCTCTTGCCGTTGCCGTAGAATTCGATGCGCGCCACCTCCAGCCCCCGTGCGAACGCGGCCCCTGCATGCAGGTGTACGGAGGGGGTCATGGGGCGCTTGTGCCGCATGAACTCCCAGTAGAATTTCCGGGGACAGGAGACGAATGCCCCCCGCATCGTCGAGTCAATCCCCTGCGGGAATGGAATTGCTGTCATGGATACCCTCCTTCAAGGGAAGTTGAATGGAATCGCCCAAGGCGAGCGCGGCGGATATGCGCGCCCACTGCTCCTCCGGCAGTTCCGCATGAACGCCGTAGAATGACGCGAACTCCTTGTATGCCCGCAGCACGTCTGCCACGGTGCGGGCGTGCAGCAGGGCAAACCTGAATGCCTCCAGTGGATATGTCATCGCTCCTCCATCGCCCGTGTGACGAGTTCGCCCTTGGTGAGGCGCGGCTCCAGAATGAGGGAGCTGTTGACAACGCGCATCCTTACGCGCCGGATCGTGCCTGCTGTCGTTACGAGGCGCCCGCGCTTGCGCTTCCCCGCTTCACGTACCAGCTTGGCACGCATCAGGTAGAGTTCCCCCCGCAGCGTCTTTGCACTGCCCGGGCTGTCACACGCGAAGGTCACGGGTTTCACCGCAGCTCTCAATAGCGCAGTCAGGTAGCTGATCGGGTACTGATTCAGGTTACGCGGGGTCGGCATCGTTCTTTGCCTTGCCGGGACGTTTTCTTTTCGGGGCTGCCTCCCGGGCGGCGCGCAGCTCCTCTATCAGACGGGCGTACTCTGTAGCTGAAACTTCCTTCCCCTCCAGCACGGAGCGCCGCAGATCGTTCAGGTTCAGGACAGCCTGCATCAATGTGTCTTCACTCATGGCAGGGCTCACTTGACGCGCCATACCCGCACGCCCTGTTCGGTCTTGCGGGTGGCAAACCGGCCCTTGAACTCCGGGTGCACCTGCAAGAGATTCGAGATCGTCCCCCGAAGTCTGGCGGGTGCAGTCTTTCCGGACACCTCAAAGGATTGCCCGACGCGCAGCATGCGCAGGGGGTACTTGGAAGTGCCACGCACTCCTGCCATTCTCGACGGTAGTGGAATGCCCGACTGCACAGGGCCGACGGTAGTGCGGGTGCCGTTTCTCTTTGCCATGGATCGATCTCCTTTCCGGGTTGAATTCAAATCGCGCAGGAGGCGAGTGCCGCTGCGCATGCAATGTTCTCAGCTATTCGCGCGTGTGTCAAGATTTGAAACTGTCCTCGCAATTCAACGACTTGCCAATGGCCACGTGCTCGAGGGCGCGCATCGCTTCCGTGCCCGGCCTCCCCGTGACGCGCTCGAACGCTGCTATCGGGCGATAGCCAAGGCTCAGAAGAAGCAGAAACTCGTTGATCGCCTCCCCCCGTACCTTGGCAAGTTCGTCCGCAGGGATTCGCATCGTCTCACTGCTCTGCTCTTTCTCTCTACTGTCATACATGGTCAGTCCTCCTGTCGGTGGTTGAAGGTTACGCCGGCCTTCCTGAGCGCGGCATTGCACTCGGCGATGGTTTCGGCCATCGCCTGCATTACGGCATCCTGCTCCCGTAGCAGCGCGAATCGTGCCTCGGCGTCTGCATGCGCCCTGAGATACGGCGGCAGGGTATACACACCGACCGCGACCACGATGCCGATGCAAATAAGGCCGATGCCCAACGCATGATGCGCTTTCATTGCACGGCACCGCACGGATCGCAGACGCCGCCCGTGGCGTAGACTACGCCAGCACTGCGCGGCTGTACGTGAGCGCGGCAGCCGGCGCCGTCGAGCAGTACAGCGAGCAGCGCCAGCACCAGTGCGGATCGGAACAGCGAGACGGGATGTTTCATTCCGGTTCTCCTGTATTGTGGGCGATTGCGGCGTTGTATTACCGCAGTTGGGCGGTCTATTCCTTGTCAGGCGTCATAAACCAAACCATGACGCTGGTACAAACAATGCCGCAACAAGCAGTAATAAATAAACCAGTGCGGCAATCGGGAAGAACGGAAGTGCAAGTCCACCCAAAAGCCAAAGAATCTGGAAAATATCGCCTTCAGTCATAGTGCCTCCGTTTACGCCCCACAATTTAATCGAGCCGACCGGGACAGGTCGGCGCACTTCCGGTCTTTCGTGGCCCGCGGTCGTGAAGTATCGAGGAACAATTCTTGCCCTGTCTCGAAACTGTAGATACCGCCATTCCAATCTCCGCAGTGCTCGTTAACACGGCAGAAACAAAACTTGTCGGTTCTCAAATGGTAGTTTTGGCATGGTCCGCGCTTGTAGAGTGGCGTCTTAAACAAAAGCCTTTTCCACCAAGGAGCAAAGCTGCTTGCCATACATACCTCCGTATAACTCTCCGCTCAACCGGACTCGCCTTCCGGCTCGCCGGTTAGCGGGCCGTTAGATTTCAGCATATCTTCCAATTCGCACACTCGTCGCTCAAGGTTTATGACGTAATGCGCAACCGTTTCCCAAGGTGCCTCTTGCCCATATCCGCGCAAATTATCGCCAGCGAGAAGAATGTCGCGTAGCATGGAAGCAGCGAATACCTCGCCGCGCTTGCCATCGGGGGTGTGACTATCTGTTTTGTGCATATCGCAATTCTCCAAATCCAACTCGTCGTCGAACGCGACCGAAGGTCGCGTTAACTCCAACGTTATGCCTCAAGCGATTCAGGCACCATGTAAACACGGCGCTGTGGGCTCATCGCATCGACAACCAACGTCTTGCCGCGAATCCTGTTCACGTAATCGGCAATCGCCAATGCCGGAGAGGCCCCATTTCCATACGCACCGCAAAGAACACCGGAATCCGGTGTTTCCTTCAGTTCGCAATTTTCAAAAAATGCGGTCCACCGGCCACCCTGGTTTGGGTAGTACGTCAACCGCATTTCCAGGTTCAATACATCGCAGTATTCTGTTGCTTTCATTTTGTCCTCCAACATTGAGGCATAACAAGCGGTTCGAGGCGGACCGGCTACGCCGGCGGCTCAACCGCAGCGTTAGGTTGCTCAAGCTCAGTCCATGCAATCGGCTCGAACCACAGCTCCTCACCATGGTCATGCGACCACCAACGCCAGCCACCGCTACGCAATGGTTCAATGCAGGCGAATCCATAAATGTAGTGTTTCTTGCCTTCGCCCCATCCGCGAACCAATACAGTTTCCTTGGCTTGTGGTAGCCGGTCTGTTACCTGTACAAAATTCATGTGCCCTCCAATCGCAACCTAACCCTGTTTTCCGGCGGACCCGCCTGACGGCGTGCCACTGAAAACGCCGTTATGCGTCAGCAGTTCGCGAAAGAATTGCATCCGCCCATACCCATCGTATGAATCAGTTGAGAACGTACAGCCTTCGAGGCACTCTGTGTTTTCTTGGCAGCAAGGGCACTCAGTTTCGCAATCTAGGCCGTTAAAAATCTTTTCAATTACATCGGCTGATTCATCCAATAACTTCCACGCCGTGCCAATATCCAGCGCCTTGTTAGCCGCAGCCGCACGAAGGCGCATAACAAGCGCATCAAGTCGGACAGTCTCAGTCGTCATTTCATTCCTCCTTCGTCTGCCGCTCATGCGGAGCGTTAGCCCCATTTCCTCACCATCGCGGCAGCAATCCCGGGAAACGTCTCGCTCCTGTCGCGTTTCCGCGTGGCCGAAGGTGGCATTTTCCATATCCGCTGTTCCCGGCCTTCAACCTTGTTCGTCGGTTCCAGCGGCTCCAGATTATGCAGTGCAAAGCCGGTCTTTTTCGTTTCTCCGTGCCCGTGGTCATACGGCTGTGTGTAAAACACATTCGGTAAGTGCGTAAATATCACACTCACCGGGTTTTCCAGTGCCACCCTGTCACTGTGCATTTTTGCCAGCTCCCACAAATCCAGAGTCCACTTGATTGCTCTCTCTCTCTCGCTGTGTCTCGGCATCCCGCGTCCATACCAGCGATTCCCGCTTACTGCCAGCGCCGTGCAATCCGGGTGCAGAATTATCAGCCCCCATCGCCGGATCGGTATCACTTCCATAATGTCCTGCTGAAAGTGCCAATCGGGATTTCCGCGTGTCGGCTGCAAGTCGCAAGAGTAGGCTTCATGTCCGGCATCCCGAAACGCCTTGCAAACAACCTGGCTTTCCTCGCAGCCCACCAAAACGGGGCTAACAACCCGCTCAAGAGGACATTCGTTACGCTGCGCTTCACTCATGCTGCTTAGCTCCATCGTCAGATTGCACTTGTCCGCTGCCGCCGCAAGCGTGGCATTGTTCGACATCGATTTTCGGGTCTCCGCAGCATTCGCCGTTGCGATCACGACCGCAACACCGCTGAAACCGAATGCCGCCGTATCCATCGCACACAGGACAATCTGACAAATCGCTTAATGGCGTTGCATCGTTTGCATGCTTGGTCATGGCGCGCGTTACCTCCATCGTTTCGTTATACGGCACGAAATTGCCTGGATACTTCGGCAAAACACATTTCAAATTCCTTCCCCTTGGCGAATCGTCCAGTACGGTCGATAACAAATAGTCTTTCTGTATCGTGAATGCACCCAACTACTTCAAAAATACAATCAGGTTGTCCGCTTCGTTCCACAAGGTCGCCAATCTCAAACTCGCGCCTATTTGCCCGTTTGACGCCGTTAGAGACAGCCATTTCGATGTTTGCCAGTATTTTTTCCATATTCCACCTTACCGACTTTGCATTATACGGCTTTGTCCCGGTGCGCGAGGCATAACTCCTGTTCCGGGTGTAGAGCACCGCTGCCAATGGATACCGTATCCCGCAGTTCCCGATGAAACCATATTGGCCCTGGAAGTGTGTGATGATCGAACCATCTACATATTCCGTACGACTCCGGATTGGAATCGATAAATTCGAAAAATCTGCATGTTTTACATTGAGCCATGTTTCCTCCATGCCCTGAGACTCACGGAATAGAATGTCAGGGTCATGTCGTGTACCTCTGTTTTGTTTTCGGCCGGACGCGGTGAGGCGGTGTGCCGCTTCCCGGCACCTCGTTGTTGTCGTCAGGCGCGCCGCTCAACACGGCGTTGGATTGCCCGAATCGTTCAATAAGCTCTGCCACAACCGCCTCGTGCATATCGTTCGCTTTGTTGTCGGCATCCTTCGGTAATTTTTTTACCGAATCTGCGCAAATTTCCCATTCGCTTTCAAAGCCGATCTGCCTGGTAACATCGGCATCCCAATACGGTCCGTTTCTCTTGGCATAAAATGCCATCGTTTCGTAGTACCTTCCGCTTGCGCAAACGGGGGCGTAAGCGCCTCCGTTCCTGGCATCGCGCATCCTCCCAACCGTGCTCACGATTATTTTCCTCCTGCCAAAGTCCAGGAGCGTGTTCCTTCTGAACAAGCACCAGTCGGCGCAAGTAAAATGCCCGGGCCACCCTCTTTCGGTTCTCTTTACCATCGTCCCTCCAATTGCAATCTAACAACCGCTTCAACCCGGATGCGCCTATTCGGCGCGCCGCTCGACACGGCGTTATGCTTGGCCCGACTTTGCGCTATGCCCCAGAACCGTAACTGCCGGCGCCTCCTCATGCACAGCCAGCAAAGTCTTTTCCGGGTCGTTGCGTATCCATGCGATCTCGTCCCAGACTTCTTGCATGGTATCGGCTGCATAGCGCAGTTCTTCACGCACAATCTCAGTCGTATGCTCTCCCGGCACTTTGGTGGTTGCTCCATCCCGTTCTGTCACTACCCGAAAAATCTTCATTCTTTCCTCCTGTGCCATAGCAAGCAGTTCGAGGCCGACCGGCTACGCCGCAGCGTTATACGTCACTTCCTGAGCGGGTCGAGCCAGTATGCAACCAACAGCCATATCGCCACGTTCATGTCGCTCACCAACAGCCAGTACCATTCCGGGTTTTTGGTCAGCGCCGCCATCACCGTCAGCGCCATGCACATTGCAAAAGCAATTAGGTAGTTCGGTGCTGCAACAAACATCTTCTTCATGACCATTTTGCCTCCAGTGCCGTATAACACGGCGTTCGTTCGGTAACACGCCTCATTTCAGGATTTGCCTGAGTGCCCAGTATTCCGGGTTGAGTATCCCGGCGACGTATAAGGGAGCTAACAAAAGAAGACTGAGAAGGGCAATTACTGTTGCGATTAACAACCCGCCATACATTGTACCCTTGGCAAGATCGTGGTCCCATTTGGTAAAGTCGATTTTCGTCAGTCGTTTCCAGGCAATGTATACGAACCCCAGGAGTGCCGCGATACCGAGCAGTCCGAGGGTTCCGCTTATCGGTGCTTGCCTGACCAGGACGCCCCATAAGTGCTCTGCTGTAGTGCCGAGCTTTTCGGCCAGTTCGCGGATCAATTGCTGTGTGCTGTCGTTCATGGCTTTTCTCCTTTACAGGTTGGTTTGCGCGGTGCCTTGCGCTTCGGGTTTGCCGGCGTTTGGGGGTTTCCGTGGCGCCGGAGTCGAAGGGTCGTAGTCGGCGAGGGAGACACCGATCATGTGGAGGACCTTGCCTGCGTATGGGCCGGTGAGCATCTGAAGCGAGGCGGCATAACCGCCCCGGCAGGCAAGGCAGCGCCGACTGACGATCCGGCACAGTTCCGACTCCAGGAGACGGCGATCCTTGTAGAAGATCGACTCCGGAGAGACGGCTTGCAGGACCAAGAGGCCGTGCAGGTTGAAGGGCAATGGCTTCATGAGCATCTCGACAGGACTTTCAGGAAAGTCCGTTCCCAGGGAGCGGGAAGGACGACTCCCGCTGCTGCACCTGAGAGGAGAGTGTAGAAGCCTGCGGCGAAGACCACGATGCAGCCGTCGGAGTCGATGCGGGCCTCTCGCATTGCCTTGAGTCTCTCGTTGCTTTCCGGCTGCCATGTGGCGGGACTGGTCAGTGGCAGGAGCGGGGTGCCGTTGTAGTAGACGGGGGTTGCCCAGTGGAGTTCGGCGATGGAAGCGCGGTGGGTGAGCAGGGCTTCGACCAGATCGGGACCGTCGTCGGAGGTCAGCAGGCGCAGGAGTAACTCTACTGTAGGGACCTGTACGATCTGTCCTTGCTGACAGTGCTTGTAGCACTCGCGCAGGAGAGCTCTCTGGGAGGTACCCGCACGTCCTGTGATGCCGCCGTCGCTGACCCATACCTTGAGGCCGGTGTGCCGATTCAACCATTGGAGGGCAGGGCCGTCGCAGCCGTTGTTCCCTCCCGCTCTGTAGATCGCCCATTGTCCGGTGGGGAGCATTCTGCCGTGGTCGGCGACGACGACGAGGGCACCCTCTTGTTGAGATCCCGACGATATGGTGTGGCCTGATGAATATACGGTGCGGCCTGATGAATAGTAGGCGAGGGTGACGCGGCTGAATCTGGTCAGGGCTGCGAGGCGGGCCATATTCCCAGGGGATAGGTGCATTGAACCGCTCCAGTCCACCAGTACGGTCAGGGCAGGGGCGCTTTTGCGGCGGCGCGCGAAGATGGCGCCATCGGAGGCGTAGCGATGCAGGCTGCGGAGGATGGTGCCTTCTTCATAACCTCCTACCCAGCGGGGAGAGGATCGTAGTCTCCTGGAGCCGCTTGCCGGTTGGCTCAGGCGTGGCTGGAGGATGTTCATGGGGAGCCAGCGTGCTTCCTCGGCGGAGATGGCTTTTTTCTGGTCATACCGGACCTTGCTCCCGAAGAAGGACTGATTAAGGCTGTTCTCGCTGCCTGTGGAGATTCCAGCGGCGAGCACCCGGTCGAGGGCTTCTTGCAGCAGGGGTTCCGGGCCGGGCGTAGGCTGTTGTAGTTCCTGCGGCGTGGATTGCCCTCCGGTGGCAGACGCTTCCGGGGCTTCTCCCATTGCCGGTACCCCCGCTTCCTTTGCCAGTGCCTTCGAGGGAGTGGCGATGTCGGAGAACATGGGCAGGCCCTGGCCTTCGGATGGGGCTGGTTGCTGGGGAATGGGGGATGGCTGCCATGAGGGGGAAGATGCCAGTAGTTCGTGGGTGACACGGATGGCGTCTGCGTGCGACGGAGGGCCGTTGCGCCACAGCGATGCGATGGTGTTGTCGACGAGTTGTTGCTCATGGGCAGGGAGTGAAACGGTGCCGTGGTAGGGGGTGTCCACGGTGAGCAGGGCCATGAGGATGCGCGCGACGCCGGAGGTGGGAGCACGTGCGCTGAGGCGGAGCCGCTCCTGGGCGTCTTCCGGGGAGGATGGGTCGAAGGTTGAGATGGGAAGGTGGATGTGGCGGGTCAGCAGGGTATTGACGCGCACGTCTTCGATGTAGCGGTAGAGGCGGAGCTGCGTGGGGGTGTGGAAATCGGGGCAGGGTTTCATGGGGGAGTACAGGATGTGGCCGATTTCATGGAAAGCGGTGTGACGCGCGCAGGCCCCACCTCGCATGGGGATGTAGATAGTGCGGGCATTCAGATCGACGTGTGCGCTGGCCAGGGCAGTCGTGGGGTGGACCGTCCAGTGAGAGAGCTTGGGGAGGTGTGCACGGGCACGGCGACTGGAGGTGCTCTTTGGCAGCTTGCTGGGGTGGCTGCGGACGGTTTCGGCGGATGCTGGATAGATAGTGGTCATGGGGGTCTCCACGTTGCTTATAGAAGGGGGCCGCGATCCGGGAGGGTTTCTGTCAGGAGTTTCCCGAGCGGTACCCCTTGGTAGGTGTAGGAGGGGAGTGCGCTGTCGCGCAGGGCCTTGCGGATGCTGTAGGAGTCCTCCAGGAGGGCTTCTGCGAGTACATCGCGCAGGGCGGCGTGCATGGGTTGCAGGAGGAGGAGTCCGGGTCGCAGGACTTCGGCGGTAGTACCGCTCTCTCTGGAGACGCGCTCGGAGGCGTGCTTCAGGGAGATTTCCGCGACTTCGGGATGGGTACGCTCGAATTCGCGGTAGAGGAGCAGGAGGGCTCCTGTGCTCTCGGAGAACGCCGAGGTGGCGATTTGGCTGGCGTTGGCGCGCTCACTGTCGTTGGAGATCTGCGCAGCCTTGTGGAAGGCGGACGTGGAGTTATGGAAGCTCCAGGCGATCTCGTAGATGGCCCTGAGGATGGTGGTGAAGGGAGGGATGTGGGAGTCCCGGGGATCGGGTATGAGGTAGGTGGTAAGGATGAGGGTGGTGGAGAGGGCGAGGGCGCCCATCGGCGAGTCGAGAAGGAGGAGTATGGGGAGGCCGACAGAGAGGAAGCGCACGAGCTGAAGGCTGTAGCGGGCACGCAGGGTTTTCAGGATGGGAGAGTGCTTCGGCATGGGAGTGCTCCTTGGTGGGTGGCCGATTGGGCGATTCAGGCTGTTGGCTCGCTTACCTGGGGGGCGATTTGTATGGCGAGGGCTGCTGCGAGTTCCTTCCAGTTAGAGCCGAAGGCTGCCGTGCCTGCGCTGTCGGGGGTCAGACCGGAGGCCAACAGGGTGCAGAAGTACAGCCAAGCGCGGATGCTGAGGCGCTTGGAGCCTTTCGATGGGGAGGTGCTTTCCTGCGCGAGGGCGCGGAATTCCACGGGGAGGCGCAGCAGGGCGTCCGGGTGGACTGTGGTGATTTCGTGGCAGAAGGTGAAGCGGTCGAGCAGGCCATTGGGGAGTTCGTCGGGGGTGCCATTCATGGTGGCGACGACAGCGAAGCCCGGGGCAGGACGGAGGGTCTCGCCCGTAGGTAAGGTGTATTGGGCGCTCTCGGTGTCGTCGAGGATGGCGTAAAGGAGGGTGCGCACGGAATCGGAGGCGCGGTTGATCTCGTTCAGGATGAGGCGGGCGCCCTCACGCCATGCGCGGATGGCGGGGCCGTCGTGCCACTTGAAGCCGCCTTTGGCGGGGATGAAGTGGCCGCGTAGTTCGGAGGCCGGGGTGTCTTCGTCGAGGGTGACGGAGTAGATGGGGGTGGCGGCGTCGTGGTGGATGTGTTGGGCGGCGTAAGTCTTGCCGGTGCCGGGGGCGCCGTAGAGGAGGGTGCGTTGGGTGTGTGGCAAGACTTCGAGAGCTAAATCCCAGCAGGAGCCCTTGTAGGGCTGCGTGAGGGCTGCGGCGGACAGGGTGAGGGGTGTCGTTGACATGGGAGCCTCCTTCGGGGCTGTGTTGGGGTTGGTTGTTCGGTGGTTACAGGGTGGTGGATTGCAGACCGCAGGCTTCGAGGAAGCGGGAGCGATTGAAGCGGGGGTTGTCGGTGGCCAGGGCGGTGGCGATGTGGGTTGCGATGTTGGTGTAGGTGTTGCATGCGATGCTGGTGTAGGTGTTGCAGGGGACACCTTCCTGGGTGGCCGGTTTGCCGCGGTGGAGGGCGGCGGCGATCAGAATGTAATCTTTCTTGGTCATGGAGGGAGGCTCCTTTCGTGTCAAGTGGTTAGGGGTGCGTATGTGCGCGCGTGTTCTTGCGTGCGGGTGGCATTTTGCGCGCGTGCGGGCGTGCGTGGAAGTACCGTTTGGCGGGTTGATTGCGCCGTTCGTCGGGTGGATTTTGGCGCGAATTTTGCGTGTGCGCGTGTTGGCGCGTGAATTGCAGGTACGAGAGAGGGCTCCCCTGCCGGGAGGGGAGCCCGTAAGGGTTATGGGGTGTAGGGTGGCATGGGGGTGAGGCCTTGAAGGATGTAGAGGGGGTGTTCTACGGGGTCGTGGCCGGGGAGGGAGAGGGTGAGCATGAAGGGGTAGTTAGCGGCGTGGAGGTCGAGGGCGTGCGGTGGGGTGGGGCGCGTATGGTAGTGGATGTAGGGGAGGAGGTAGGCCCAGGGTTGAGGGGGTTGTTCAGTGGATAGGGTGCGTGCGACGTTGATGAGGCGCAGTCGGTAAGAGGTGGATTCGCGTGTCGATGGCATGGGTATGGTGTGGTGACCGGTGGTGCAGCAGGTGTGGAGGGCGTGGAGGAGTAGGGGGTCGGCGAAGTTGGTGGGTCGGTGTTTCATAAGATGCCTCCTTGGAGTGCTGGAGTGTAGCAGAACTTAGACCACCGGACCACCGGAGATTGGCCTTGATGTGGCGGGTCGGAAATGCTTATGCGCGCGCGTAATTTGTGTATTAGAAAAAAATAATATACTAACGGACTACTATACCCCTACATACTGACGATTTGGAGATGAAAGATCAGGGTCGATGTCCGTTGGTCCGTTGGTCTCGATGTCTCGATCTCTCCTAGCGTAAGTGCTTGATTTTGCTCATGTGACAATTTACGGCAGGTGAAAAGTTGCGCCTAGGGTTCCACGCAAGAGGGCTACCCCCTGCGAATAACTTTCCGACGAACGGCGCAATCTACCCGACGAGCGGTAATGCACTCGGGCGCCGGCAGCGTATGATTGCGGGCGCTGGCAGCAATGCGCCAGCGCCCTGAAACCTGAAACCTGTAAGGAGTAAGACCATGAATAGCAAGCAGAAATCCACCTCCGCGGCGCGCAGTATCGGCGACAACGTAGTAGCCCGCCTCGACGGGACGCATCTGATCCTGACTATCGATACCAGTGCATCTGTGGGGCCTTCGGCGTCGGGCAAGAGCCTCGGCATCGCGACCACGCGCGGCAATCGCAGCATCTCCCTCAGCGATGGCCGCGTCGTGCACCTGGGGTTGAATCTGTACGAGCGCCGCGACGAGCGCCGTGATGAGGCTCCACAGCGCGCGAGGGGGAAGGCGGCGCTCCCCTCACGTTACTCCTTCGCTGCGCAGCGGGAGGATCTCGCAGATCTGGGCGACGATGAGTAAGGGGGCCGACATGAGCGAATATCAGCGATGGCTACTGGAGGTCCTGCTACTCCTCGCAGCGGAGGAAATGGCCCTGGAGTGCCCTCCAGGGAGCGATGAGGAGGCCGCCCTGCATATGGCCTACCTCGCTCACTATACGCCGCGTGAGGCGGCTCAGGCGGCCTCACAAGGGCATGATCCCCTAGTCCCTGCCGCCGTCCTGTTGGCTCGATAGAGTCCCTGCCAGTATCCCCCCTTTGCCCGGTCCCTATGGCCGGGCTTTTTTTTGCCCAGTGAACGCGCAGGGAGTGGCCACGACCCCATGGAGGGGGGAGGGGTGACCTACTCACATACCCCCTTTCTCCGCCGCTCAAAATTTTCAAACCCCCTCCCCGCCACCCGAAACTCCCAACTCCCTCCCCTGCCATACCGCGAAAGCCACCGAAAGCAGCACGCAAACACTCCCCCATACCAGTGCACGCTCTCACCACCCAAACCTTGCAAACCCCCTCGATCATCGTCTATCCTCCAAGCAACTCCACCCATCTCCCACCCTACCATGCCAACTACACCCCCCATCTCCACCCATCCCGACCCCACACCCGAGGAAATCCTCACGACCACGCCTACTACCTCCCCCACCATTGCCCGCCTCTCCATCCGCCACGACGCCATCCTGAACTTCCTCATCGCCAACCCCATGATGAAAATGGGCGACGTTGCCCGCTACTTCAACGTCACCCCCACATGGCTCTCCATCATCATGAACAGCGACGCCTTCCGGGAACGCCTCGCCGCCCGCCAGGACGCCATCTTCAGCTCCGTCACCGTGCCCCTGCGCGCTCGCGTCGAAGGCCTCGCCCACCGCGCCCTCGACCGCATGGCCGACAGCATCGAACACGTAGACGATCACAGTGAACTCCGCGAAACCGCCGACATGCTCCTCCATCGCCTCGGCTACGCACCCCGCACCGGAGCAGCCGCAGCCCCCACAACTGCCACCCAGATCAACATCTCCATGAGCGACCCTGCCCTCCTGGCCGAGGCCAGGCGCCTCATGGAGCAGAAACGCCCTTCCCTTCC